CACGTTCGGTTGTGCTCCGCAATGTCTTCAGCCGATCGTTCTCGGCGATCAGGGCCAGCAGGGCTTTAGGCTCAACCAGCATTACTCGCGTCGACTCAATCGGGTCGGCGATATCTTTTTGAGATATCGCCTCAGCCAGCCGCTTCAGTTCGGTGTAGTCGGTCATGGCTTCACCTTAAGGCCTGCGGCTTCGATGGCTTTTTCACAGTCAGCTGCGTACTGACATTCGTCGAAGTGATCGCCGCCGTAATACGGGCTTGTGTAATCAGGAAGCTCAATCACCAGCGCCTCGCGGGATGCCTGCCAGCCCTTCTGGAAATAGAACCAGGCGGATGACTTCATCTGCGCATACTCATGCTGGGCGTAAAGTTCGCTGCCATAGGTGTTCAGCTCAGGGATGAAGTGCACGCCTTGAGCGGAATCTACTTGACCCCACTCGCGCTCGAATTCGTCGCGCATCTTGTTGGTGTCGCTCATGGCAGCAGCTCCTGCATAGCTTCGATAGCGGCATCAGCCTCGGCCCACATCCCAATGAACAAAAGACGGGTCGCAAAATCGACCTCGGCCAGGTGCTCATTCGAGAAGAACCCCGGCTTTATGTTTCTCGATCTGGCCATCATTGGGCCTCCGGTGTATTCGTTGAAGCCTTGGCCATGGCTGAATCCCAGTGCGCTTCGAACGCATCCATCAGGCACTCACTCAAGGCGGAGGCGCAAACGTGCTGATCCTCGGAAACGCAGTTCTCAGCGTCTTCCACTTCGTCCAGCAGATAGGAATCGACGTACTTTTTGGTCTGGTCACGCAGCTCACGCAGTGCGCACAGCTCGCGGTAGAGCCCAGCGGGAATTCGGGCCTTCTGAAGACGCTCGTTTTCTGCGTGGAGCTGGTCATATGCCTCTGCCATGACGACGACTGGGCCGTGCGGGTCGTAACCGATACGGTTTCCTGCTTCGGAAATCATCTTGACTACCTTGTAGCGATGGACTTCGCTCATGCTGCACCCCGCTGAGAAGTCCGAAATATTTGGCGATCGAGAAATGCTTTCAGTGCCTGCTCGCAAACGGTTGGCTCCGGCATGAGGGTCAAGCGCTGGGCGTTTGCCTCGGCATGCGTTTCGCGAAGAACGCGCTCCATGTCTGAGCGGTCTGCGCGAACCAGGAACATTTCCTCCATGATTTCGCCGATTGGCCGTACGTAATCCATGTCGTCCTTTTGGACTGAAAGGGACATGCGTGCCGCTGCTTCGGGACTGACGTGATCGCGAACCAGGCATTGGAGATCGATTGGGGAGATGTTGTGGTGCCAGCCGTTCGCGCCACGCATAAGGAGTCCGCAATTGAACAGCCCGCCACGGTCGGACTCAGGCAGCCCGATAAGAAACATGACCTCTTTGCCGGTCCGCGCCATGACTGCATCAGCCTTCTGGATTTCCTCAGGCGTTGCCTCCTTGCCTTTCACTTCGAGGTAAATACCCACGTTCGGCAGCCAGAAGTCCGGGAGGTAGTAACCCTCGTCGACGCGGACAAGATCCGGCTCGTACAGGTAAAAGATTCCGGACGCTTCCAACAGGCGGGCCCACATAAGCTCGGTGTAGGAGCGAAGCCGGTAGCCGTTATGGTGATAGATCGTTCTGCGCTCTCTCATCAGAAATTCACCTTCACGACGTTGTCTTGGCGGGCGTGGTTGGCCAGCGGCAGGAATCGGGACTTGGCACCCTGGAAGGCCGTAGGCACCGTGCCGATCTCGCCGTCTCGGTTCTTCCGGATGATGATTTCGCCAATGCCCTTGTCTTGAGTATTTGGGTGGTAGACCTCGTCGCGGTACACGAACATAACGATGTCGGCGTCCTGCTCGATGGCACCTGACTCGCGCAGGTCGCTGAGCACCGGGCGCTTGTCTGGGCGCCCCTCACAGCCGCGATTGAGCTGTGACAGGATGATTACCGGGCAATCAAGCTCGCGGGCCAGGAGCTTGATCTGGCGAGACATGGCGGTGACATCTTCGGTCCTGCCCTTCCCCTCACCCTCGACCAAACCCAGGTAGTCGATCACCACGAGGCCCAGCGAGCCCATGCGGTGCGACTGACGACGGGAAATCGAACGGATGCGCGGCATGGTCATGACTGGAACGTCCGACACTGCAATCGGCGCGTCACGCAGGCGCATGACCGCCATGTTCAGTTCCGTGGAGTGATCATTGCTGCACTCGCCGGTTTTTAGCGATGGGAGCGGAATCCCGCCGACGGCTGCCAGCAGGCGGTCCATCAGCTGGGTCTTGCTCATCTCCAGGCTGATCACCAGTACGGGCTTTTTCTGGTTGATCGCCACGTCGGCAGCGATGTTCATTGCCAAAGTGGTCTTGCCCATCGCTGGGCGGCCGGCAACCACGATCATCTGGCCGGACTTAAGGCCCTGGGTGTATGAGTCCAGATCAGGAATGCCGGTACCCAGGCCGTCGATGACGATCCCGGCGGCGAACTTGTCCAGACGATCCTGCAGGACCTCAACGTGTTCGATCAGGATGTCGCCAATCATCTGGCATTCACCGTCGCTGCCAGTGCTGTCTAGGCCAAGCACGATGGATTGAGCGAGGGAAATCTTGTCCTCGATGCTCGCCTCTTCGTGGGCCACCTCGTTGATTCTGGCGGCGGCGGCCGACATCAGGCGGCACACGGCGCGCTCCCGGATGATCTTCGCGTAAACCATTGCGTTGGCAACGCTGGCCGTATTCGACTGGATCTCTGCGGCATACGCAGCAACACGAACGCCACTGGCAAGTTCGGCGCGGCGGTCATGCAGGGTCACGATATCGACCGGCTGCCCGTCGGCGTGCATTTCAAGGATCAGGCGGTACAGCTCGGCGTTGTCTTCCCACGAGAAGGCGTCGGCCGATAGCTGGTCGCTGAGCACGTCGATCAGATGAGGCTGGCAAAGCATGGCGCCGATCACGCCGTGTTCAGCCTCAAGGCTTTGGAGATCCATCATTGGGTCGCCTCCGAAATTTCACGGAAAACGGCGCGACTAACGAGGGCCTCAAGGCGAGGCGCTACGTTTTGCCCACGAAAGAAAACCTGATTCCGGTTGTTCGCCTTCTGGAAGAAGGGAAGCCAGAAGGCTTGGCCGCTCTGGTGCTCGGGAGATTCATTCCAGCGCTCAACGATCATGGATCGAAGAACTTTGTCGGAAGGAACGGTAACGGCCGGCAGGTTAGGGCAGATCTGGTGATACAGGGCTATGACTTGATCGACCGGAACCCCTGTCTCGTCGACACTTGCGCCAGACTTACGAGAAAGCCAGTTGGACAAGAAGCGGTTCCAGTCTTTCTTCGGAGCGTTGCCAGCAGCCCAAACAGATGCGCGTTCAATTTCGAGATCGATGTTCACGCCAGGAAAGGCTTTGGCCCACTTCTGAAGCACCGCTTCTGTGACGATGAAATCCAGTCCATTGAACTGAACCTGGGGGGTGTTTTGCGCGGCAGCGCATTTACCCGGTTCATTGATAGGTTCAAGTGATAGGTTAGAGTCGCTCTCAGCTACTACCCCTAGTCGCACGCTGCTACTACCCTGGTCGCTCTCAGCTACTACCCCTAGTCGCACGCTGCTACTACCCTGGTCGCACACAGCTACTACCCCCCGCAGATCAGCGCTCTTGTTAATGCGGTAGATATTTGGGAGATTCACGCCGTCAGACATCCGGCGAATAGTCGATAAGGCACCCATGCTTTCGAGCTGTTTAATGGCTCGCATAACGGTGTCTCGGCTCATTCCGGTGTTGGATGCCAGCGTGGTCAGGCTTGGGTAGCAGTCCCAAGTTTCGTTGCTGGCATAGTTGGCCAGGATCATCAGGACGAATTTCTCTCGGGTAGGCAGCGTCTGATCAACTGCCCACGCCATTGCCTGGAAGCTCACGCCGCACCCCGCAAGGCTTTATCGTGGGTGAACAGGCCGTCCCAGGTCTTCTTCATGGGCAGATCGCCGGCCAGGTACAGGTCGTACAGGCGGGTGGCGCCTTTCTTCAGCAGAACGGGCGTGTAGGAGATGAAGGGGTCTTTGCCGTGCGGGGTGACTTCGTGCTGGTGCTCGGTCATGTACTTGTCGCGGGCGTATGAGCCCACACGATGGCGCAGGCCGGACTTGCTCTCGTTGTAGAGCCAGCTGCGCGATTCCAAGTACTTGCCCACCTGCATGACGTTGACCCCATTGAGGCCCTTGCAGAACTGGGTGTGCGTCATGCCCTCCTTGAACAGGTTCTCCAGGGAATGGATCTTCGTGGCTTGCTGCTCGACCTGGGCGGTGAGCAGCAAGCGGGCCTTTTCAGACTCCATGGCGATCTGCAGAATTTCGATGGTGGAAAGCTGCTTAGGCCCTTCCAGATCCTTGATCTTTTGCAGCACGGTGCGGCGAACGGCCTTGGATTCCCGCATGCCCACCAGGGTGCATTGGTCCAGGGTCAGGTCGTACGAGGCCATCATGACCCCGCTTTGGGGGTGTGCAATAAAACTGCATACCCCCAGCTCTCCAGAAAGCTCATCTTCCACGCGAATGATGAACTGATCGTTCCTGACCTTCGGCTCACCTGCACGGATGCGCGCATCATTTACAAGATCACGCAGCTCTACTGAAGACATAGTCCGCGCCACGTTTTTCGATTGCATAAAACGTGGCGCGGATTCGTTGGTGTTGACGATCGATTGGGGAATAGGCATTATTCGCTCCAGAACTTAGTTGCAAGTGCTGCACAAGAAGCCACCATTGCCCGGTGGCTTTTTTGTGCGTCCGATTTACTGCTGGGTTGTTTCACTGGCAGATCCTCAATAGTCCCTGGGGGACTTATCAGCCCTTGCGTCCTATAGAAGCGACGTTGCTCCGGCTCTTTGGTGGCCGGGTCATTCGATCCAGCGCC